TCAAAATCAATCAAATCTTCATTTTCAAATCCTTGTGCAACTAAATGTATTACTGCAATTTTTGAAAGTTCAGAAATAATAATACGTTGAACTCTTTCTATTGTTCTAGCAAAACGAACATCTTCTGCTGCTAATGTAGCTTTACCTGATATACCTTCTTCATAGCCTAAGAATGACTTTGGAATTTTTAATCCCGCCATCATTTTATTTCTTAAGTATTCAATATCATCTATACCGGTAAACTCCATACCGCCTAATGTATCAATTTCAGTACCTGATTGTCCACCACGAACTGGTAAGAAATAATCTTCTAACATGTTTTGAAGATTGAACTTTAAATTGTATTCTCCTGTTTGTTGATCTACATAAGGAGTCTTTTTCATTTGATTGATAATACGTTGCATGTATGTATCAACTTCATTTGGTGGAATATTACCTACGTCAATTTTAAATATACGTCTTTCAGGTGCTCTCATAATACGATGAATAAGCATTGCATCTTCCATCATTACTAATTGTTTCCAAGTTTTTCTTGCACCTTCAATCATTGACTTACCATATGGTAAAAAATTAGAATCTGTTAAGTTTCTAAAATGCGCAATTTCAAAGTCTTGGAATCTTACATCGCCCGCACCTAAAAGTTTAAATTGTACTGAATATGGATTGTTAGGTTCTAATCCTTCTTCACGTACTATTTCATAAGCTGATAATGGAGTAACGTTAACTATACCAATTTCTTCTTGTACATCCAATTTAAGATACATGTCCCCGTACTTACACATATTACGAACCCATGGCCATAAATTAAATTCAATATTTAAAATGTCATAGAATAAATTATAAAGAATCTTTTTAATGTTTTCGTTATTAGATGAAATTGTTAATACATCACCAAAGTCATCTTTCATTACAGTTTCATCAGCATAGATATCTAATGCAGAAGAAATAATAGGATCCTGGTCCATTATTTCATAATCTGTGTAAAGTTCTGTTTTAGATGAAAAGTAGTTGTAATTAGGATTATAAGATACATTTGCCGCATTAGGTCTTACCCCGTGTAGTCTAGTAAATCTATCTACATATCTAGAATTATGTAAATTACCAACTGATTGAATGTGATTAGAATCTACAGTTCGCAACTTTCCTTTACCAACTCTTCGAACTACTACATTTGTAGTAAACAGTTTCGAAAGTCGCGTATATAAGCTAGTATCTGCCATATTTACCCTATAATTTAATAATAAATATAGCTATATTAAATTAACCAGGTTAAATCTTCAGGTGGCGTCTGGTTGTTACCTACTGACATAGCCCAGCCAAAGTCTTTTAAGTTGTTGTTTGTGGCATTGATTGCACCTAACTTGTTTCCCATATAGTCAAGTGTCTTTTTGTTTAATTCTATACCTTGTTGACGAAGAATTAACGCCGTATCTCTAATCCAAAGTCCAATTGAAAATGACATTACTAAGTCATCATGATATCCATGCTGCGCTTCAGGACGTCCATTAACATAAATAAATACAAACATTTCTTCTATTAATCGTTTAGATCGAATAATAGGAGAACGATCTCTCATGTAAGTTTGCATTTTCGAAATAATCAATGGCCTTGTTTTAGCTGAGTTAGTAAATCCTGCTACCATTTGTGAGGTATCTTTTAAATCTACATATCTAGCTAATTGCTGTGATACATCTTGCAATGAACTGTCTTTAGGCGAGTAGTATAAGTTTCTGTATCCTCTATTAATAACTACTTGAATAGTTGCCCACCCAATGTTTGAATTTTCTATTACTAATAATGCATCATTGTATTCTGTAGCAATATTAACAAGCATGTTACCATAATTTGTAGTATCTATTTGCCCTTTATATTCTGCTACCTGAGACATTGTTTCTACATCTATTACATGAAATGCAGAAAAGTCACTTCCATCTCCACGAGCTACGTCAGCACATACTATATAATCTTTTCCATTACCATATGTAGGAGGTTCCCATATCCATAAATTACCATCAAAGCCTCGTTTTTCTAAAGGTTCAGATACATGTGTTTGTTCATACCACTGTAATGTAGCACCATCTACTACCGTATTACCAGATGTTATAAAGTCACAATCACATTCTTGAGCTGCTTCTGCAGGTCCTAACAATTCATCTTGCTTATCTCTCCATGATTGATTTCGCTCAGGATGTACTGTCCAATGCAGTTTGATTGGATTAAATCTAGAACCAATTCCTGATTTAGTTTCTGCACCTACCCATACTTTATGGAAAAAGTTACCAGTACCATTAGGAGTAGATAATACAATTGCTCCTCCACCTGTTGCTAACGTTTGCTGAGCTGCTGTCCAAATTTCGTCAATATTTCTAATGAACGCCGCCTCATCTATAATTAGTAATGATAATGCTTCTGAACGACCCGATGTTCCTGACGATGAAACTGCTTTGATTTGTGATCCGTTATCAAATCGAAGTGATAATTTATTTGCCTCTGTCGCAGCCTTTCGCAACCATGATGGCAAATATTCATGCATTACTTTAACTTTAAGTACTAAGTTTTTAGCTACTTCTTGAGTTGTTGCAATTACAAGAATATTTTTATCACTAAAAAATGTCATTAACCAAAGTGCATATCCTGCAGATAACGTAGATATACCTAACTGACGAGACTTAAGAATAACGTTATAATCATTATTTCTTAAATCATGTAATACATCTTCCTGAAATGGATACAAATGAAATGGTATTTTACCTTTTTTAGGATGTTGGATCTTACAATACTTTTTCATAAAGTATACTGGATCCTGTATACACTTCTTGTATTCTTCTTTTATAAGGTCTTTAATATTTGCACCTGACATAACTTATTTAATTTATTTTCCTATTTGCCAATAAACGCCGGCTTTTATTACTGGTTCTAATCTAGTATTAATACCAATGCCTAATTTATATAACTTCTTTCCTTTTTGTTCGTAAATACCATCTAACATTAAGAAACTAGCACTTTTATTTAATCCTACCGAAGGACCTGCAAAGAAAGCTTTGTTTCTAACTACTTCTTTTGTTATTTCACGTTCAATTATTTTATGTCTAACAGATGCAATCAAATCATGACTCAATGAATCTAATGGACAATCAGAATAAATCTTGCTGTAAAATGTTACAGAGAATGAATCTGTTTTATATACAAACGTATCATTTGTTGTATACTTTTTAGTATTAATAACTACTTTAGCACCTGTAGAATCTATAATAGTATCATGTAACCATCTTATTTCAGGTACTGGTTTTATTTTAGTTTTACCTTTTAATTTAATAGTATCATGTATATACGATATAGTTTCTATAGTATCTATATTCGAAATAGTAGTTCCGCAATCATGACATTTTGTCATTGCAATTATAACAGTAAGTAAAATAACGATTGCGTAATTTCTTATGTCTTTCATATTAGTCCTTTACAGGTCCGCCAGTTACCCATGCATTGCATGTTCTAGAACCAGCGCACTTGAATTTAAACATCGTACAATAACCTAATTTACCAGCATCTACTGTATCCCATGCTTCTAAACTAGGTGATTGATTTTGATGATCAGGTTTAGATGGTACCGGCGCCGGTGCTGGAGCAGCAGCTGCGGTTGGATCTTCTCCCTCTGCTACAGGTACGCTTACCTCTTTTTCTCCTTTAGACAATCCTATTTCCATACATTTTAAAATTCTAGACGTAATGTTAAATGCAGCGCAATTATTACATCTAGCAGACTTTGCTTCTTCAATAGAATCTAACTTCCATAATTCCATTTTTTCTTTCCAGAACTTAATAGATGGATTGTTAGGATTGTATGGACCGTATCCATATCTTTCAATAGCAATTTGTCTGTGCTTTAAATTCAATGCTACATCTTGAGTAGCAACTGGACATTTGATTGTCTCTTCGTTTAATAGATCTGTTAATTTTATCATAATATTACCATGCTTTACATGACCAGTAACGCGCTTTCCAACGTGGTCCTGGATTGTCACAATTATGTCTTGCTCTAAATGACTTTCTTCTACCTGGATCAGATTTTTTAATTCTCATATTTGGATCTCCAAAAGAAACTTTTACTACGTTGCCTTTGTCATTACGTACATAAACGGCTCTTTTTCTAGGACCTCCGGGAGTATAAAATGGCTTACCTAATTTAACTTTACGACCTCTGTATTCTGCTTCTTCTAATTCTTCTGCTTCTTCTTTAACACAGTTATTAACTCGTTTACCTGTTCTAGGAGATATTTTTGTTTTAGGACTACCTATTTTATATCCATCCCAACATGAAGGATCTAATCGTTGACCGGCTTCTTCAACTTTTTTTTTGACTCCTTAAGTTTTTTCAAATCACCAACGACTAAATCGGTAGGAGATTCTTTAGGTGACTTTTGTTTTTTATCATAGTCGCCCATCTTAATTCCTTTTTGCTGAGACTTTTCGCCGAATACCATGTCTTCTAAGTCTTTTTCACTAGGCATTTCAGATACTTCCCCATCTTCGAACCAATCATGCATCTTGCCACAGTCGTTCATGAACTGAGCAATATCGTCTTGGTCTGCATCAGGAAATTTATCAAATCCTAATTCATAAAAACCATCGATGTCACCATCTTCTAATAGGTTTCCTAATTTCTTTTTATTAGACTCAACCCATTTGGTTACTTGATCTCGTAAAGAGACTGGTTGTTCGATGTCTTCTAATAATTTTTTTAATCGTATCATGATGATATGTTAAGGTCGTTTTCTAATTTTTGTATAAAGTTAACTTTGAATTCTGCGAATTCTTTTTCTATTCTATCAGCAATTTCTTCAGGTGTTACATTATGATGCCATTTTTCATATGTACCGTCAGAATTTGCATACGTAGCTGGATTTCTAAAACCATCGATGATTTCTTGTGCTTCTTTTTCAGCATCTTTTAACCAAGCTAAAGCATTTGCTAACAGTCGACGTTTTTCATATTCTTCATACTTGCCTTCAATTCTCAATTCATGTTCATATTGAACTTGACAATCAAAGCAATGTTTCTCTAAATACCAAAACTTCTTATCAAATCTATGCTTCATTTCTTTATTGCATTTTGGGCAACATGAAGGCATTCTTGTTTCGGCAATACTATCTAAAAACTTGTTTACAGACACTTTATAACCATCTCTTTGTTCCCATTCTTTCCCGTTTGCATCTATCCATGTTTCTCCGATAGCATGCTTAGTACTTGATTCGCCTTGGTAACCTACAACTGTTTTAGACTGAGACTTGTGCGTCCCATCTAACATTTGTTTGATTGCTTTGATATTCTGTAATTTTGCCATAACTTATACTAATAATTATTGATTCTTTTGAAATTGCGAGGTTTGTCCTGTAATAATAAATTGACCTGTTAACTTGAATGGCTTATCATAGATTCTTTCATCTCTGATAACCACACCTTCGTGATCTGATACAGGTCCTAATTTAGATTCTAGGTTCTTTAATACTTCATCACCTAATTTTGCAGTGGCTAAATAAGTAATTGCTCCATCAATTGCTAATGGTATATCTTTTTCATCAGCTACAAATTCATTCAATGGCGTGCCGGCTAAGACTGCGTTTAATACAGCCTTTGAAAGTGCATTAACTGATTTACCATCTGCTAACTTGATAGTTTCATTTTCTGGCACTTTAATCATCGATAACCATTGTGACATTGGCTTAGTTTCTTCTTTACCATTGCCATAGTTAATTGTTATTTTTTCTGATAATACTTTAGTAAAATTAGGTTCCGATTTCATTTCTGTTGGTACGGATCCTACTACTTCATATCCTTGTTTTTGTGCAAATACCGCTAACTTATCAATGTAACGTTGCATTACATCTTCGTTGTAATCTACTTCTTTAGTTACTCTAGCACCAGGCTTACCTGTTTTAGCATTTGTTTGTCTTGTTATTTCTAAAAGACCATGAATAGCTAAGAAGTTATTACCATATTCAATTACATTGGAAGTTCCTGATACATACTCTAAATTAAACATTAAATTAGGATCATTCCATAAGCCTAATTGTTTAAGTTCTTGCGTCGTAGCTGATAATGAAGCATTGAATATATCTAATACTTTTCCTCCTACTTGAATCATGCCATGGCCTTCTCCAAATCTATCTAATAAATCAGCTTTTGTAATACCGCGAACGTCTAAGTCTTTTTGTGAACCTCTATCTAATACAAATTGTTTTTTACCATCTAATTCAATTAAACGAATTGAAGCATTTAAGCCGTCAATTTTAACTGCACCTGGGCCGTTCTTTAAGTATTCTGTTGCCATTTTGAATACTTCTAATAGGTCTTTTCCGTTCTTTACCCAATCAATATTAAATGGATGTGCCATATGACCAGCTGCACCTCCTTCTTTAAGTATACCTTCTTGTAATCCTACACCTACTACGGTTTTAGGATACATATCAAAGTCATAAACAAACTCTCTACCTACATTTGCATCTAAAAACTGTTTTAACTTAGCTAATTTAGCATTATGTTTTTTAGTTTGCTCAGCGCCCATATAACCTTCACGAACTGCAGTACTAGGTAATATGGCTGTTACAAAATCTCCGGATTGTTTAAATGTTACTCCAGGTATTGCTTTCTTAATAAATGCTCTATATAATTGATCTCTTTGAGTACCAAAATATTTTTCACTTGATTTTTTAGAAGGAGAATAAATAATAGCTTGAGCTTTGAATTTTTTAAGATATTTTTTAATTATATCTACTATAGTAGCCATTACTTTATACATTTCGCCTTTATTAACTACTATTTTAGCCGAAGAACCTTCAGCACCTTTAGGTTTAGCTGAGAATTCAATTTCTAAAGCAGGACGAGATTCCATTTGGCCTGCGGGGAAGAAAACTGTTGTCTTAATATCTACATCGTATTGAGTTTCACTATCTGTTATAAAACGAGTGTAAACATAATAACTTTCTCTATCTGTTTCTTTCCATTTATACGGCTTAACATTCGCTTCTCCTACTTCATTTACAAATGCAGATGGCGTAACTAAATGTTCTTGTTTTAATAATTTTAATAACGCACCTACAATAACACCGCCTGGTGCTACTGCAATTGCAGTTAATCCAGCTAATCTCAATGTGTCTTTTAATTGTTCACCTATCTCTGTTTTATCTTTATCAGACAACGTAATATCGCCTTTTGCAGCTTTTGCTAATTTTACAAAAGCTTGTTTAGTTTCGTCACCTTCTTGTTTAAGCTTTTTAATAAAGTCCTTAAACTTGCTTTTGATTTGTGTGAATATATTTTCTTCAGTTAAAGAATTTTTAGTTTTAGGATCTAAAGATTCAAATACTTGTTTCCACCAATCTTTACTAAAAACAGATTCTGTTAAAGGTTCTAATTTATCAAAGATCATATCTGCGGTCTTTTTATCATACCAACCAAATACATCTTTAAATATTTTTGCTTTTTCATCTCTAGAAACCGTTTTAGTACCTAATACATTTCTTAATTCAGTACCTGACATTTCTCCATATCCCGGTATAGCAATCGAAACGTGCGGAGCTGTAATCAAATATCCATGTTTATCAAATCCTTGAAGATTACCTTTATTGTCTTTATAGCTTTGAAAGTAACTAGGAGATCCGTCTTTTTTAGTTCCTATTTTAAATCTAGGATCTTCTTTCATGTCTTTTTCTCCTACCATAAATACTACCGCCGTTTCTTCTGGATTGTAGTTGTTCATTAATTCTTCTGCTTTATATGGATTTTTAACTTGTATAATGTTATTAAATCCATATTGAGAAACTATTTGTTTTTTTTCTTCGAAATTAAATGGAGACTTAGGTGGGTCTACTTTATCAGAAGTAACGATAAATGCACTATCTTGTCCGAATTGTTGTTGAAGCCACTTAAATGCAGCTGCATGGTGTTTACCAAAAGGTTGGAATCTACCCGGATAAATTGCTATAACGTGTTTAATCATGATTTGATATACTAATAAATATCAAA